TGAGGAAGCAATTCCTTTAGAAGCATATGTGGACACATTTGATGGATATGAGGGACAAGGTTCTCTTTTATCAAAGTTTGGTGTTCAGGCACTTGATGATTTAACTCTTGTAATATCAAAAGATAGGTTTGAAAATTATGTTACGCCTCTTATTAAGAATATACCAAATATAGAATTAGCAACTAGACCTAAGGAAGGTGACTTAATATACTTCCCATTAGGAGATAGATTATTTGAAATTAAATTTGTAGAACACGAAAAACCATTCTATCAGTTAAGAGAAAGATATGTTTATGAACTTAGATGTGAGCTTTACAGATATGAGGATGAGGTCATTGATACAGGAGTGGGTGATATTGATGATAACCTAGAGAAGGCAGGATACATAGAAACACTTACTCTAGTGTCTTCAGGAACTACAGCAGTTCTTACAACTGGTATTGTAAATGGTGCATTATCTAGTGTTACTATTACTAATACAGGAAATAGTTATACCAGTCTTCCAAGAGTTGCTATCTCATCTGCTCCTTCTGCAGGATTAACTGCTATAGGTATAGCATCTATGAGAGATGACATAGTAGATTATGATGGAGAGAAATCTTATAGAATACAAAGGATTGATCTTATTAATCCAGGTTATGGTTATACTATAGGTCAAGAACCAGAGATCTACACAGTTGGTGGTGGAGGTGCAGGATTTGCTGCTACTGCCGCTGTATCTAATGGATCTATTGGAATAGTAACAATTACCTCTGGAGGTACTGGATACTCTACAGTACCAGTATTATCCTTTACAGCAGCACCTGAAGGGGGTACAACAGCATCTGCTTTGGCATACATTGACAATGTAGGTATTGTTACTCAGATTGGTATTACTGATGCTGGATCTGGATATACTACTCCTCCAACTATTACAGTCACTGCACCTTATATGGGTGGTTCTGGCAACTATGTCTTTAATGAAGTAGTAACTGGTGCTGCTACTAGTTCTACTGGTAGGGTTAAATCTTGGGATGCTTCCACTATGGAACTTAAGATCTCTATTATTAGTGGAGCATTTAATGATGGTGAGGTTATTACAGGAAGCACATCTGGTGCTGAATATGAATATCAGAAGGTTTCAGAGTCTAACACAGATGATGGATTTGCTGAAAATACTACAATTGAAAGTGAAGCAGATTCTATTATAGACTTCACAGAGACCAACCCATTTGGGATGCCATAAATAATACACTAGGATTGTAACAATGTTTGAATATTTTTATCACGAAATAATGAGGAGGACCATTATATCCTTTGGTTCTATCTTTAATAATGTTAATATACAGCACGATAATAGTGATGGTTCTGTTGTAAGTACTACTAAGGTTCCTTTAGCATATGGACCTACTCAGAAGTTTTTAGCAAGACTGGAACAAGTACCTGATTTAAACAAACCAGTTCAGATTACATTACCTAGAATGTCTTTTGAATTGAATCCTCTTAATTATGATCCTGCAAGAAAATCAACAACCACACAAACATTTTTAAAAGGTGTAAAGGGAGATAAGAAGACTTTAGCAAAAACATATTTACCAGTACCATATAATCTAGATTTTGAACTTAGTATCTTTACTAAGTTGAATGATGATATGCTTCAAATAGTAGAGCAGATCCTCCCATACTTTCAACCTGCATATACTGTAACAGTAGACCTAGTTGATACTATTGGAGAGAAAAGAGATATTCCTATTGTCTTAAATTCCATCACTACTAGTGATGATTATGAAAGTGATTTTTCTACTAGAAGAGCACTTATCTATACTATGAGATTTACTGCTAAGACATACTTCTTTGGACCAGTCAATACAGATGTATCCAAGGATATCATCAAAAAGGCTTCTGTTGGATATGTTGCTGGTGGTAAGACATCTACCCCAACTAGGGAAGTTACTTATTCAGTTATTCCAAGAGCAACCAAAGCATATGGTGATACAGTTACTACTAATTTGAGTGAAAATATAGATTCTAGTATTGCTGTTATTAATGTAACCAGTGCTAGTGGTATAGAAGCAACCAATTACATATACATAGATCAAGAGGAAATGTATGTTGAATCCATTTCTGGAACAGCACTAACTGTTAGAAGGGGTCAAGATAATACTGCTGCTGCTGACCATGTAAATGGAGCAGAAGTCAAAGTTATTACAACTACTGACAATGCTGCTATAGAATTTGGTGATGATTTTGGATTTGATGGAACTACCTAATGACTAAAAAATTTGATGAATTAAATGATGCTTTTAATGTTTCTGGTGATATAATTCCCACTGAATCAACTGAAGTTGGAATAAGTAAACCTGAAAGACATGAAAGAAATGATATTGAAAAGGACTATGAGTATACTCGTGGTAATCTTTATAGTATTATAGAGAAGGGTCAGGAAGCAATTAATGGTATTCTTGAACTTGCACAGGACAGTGAGATGCCAAGAGCATATGAGGTAGCAGGGCAGTTGATTAAGAGTGTCTCTGATGCTACTGATAAGTTAATGGATTTACAGAAGAAGTTAAAGGATGTAGAAGAGGAGAAGCAATCTAAAGGACCAAATACAGTTAATAATGCTTTGTTTGTGGGGTCTACTGCTGAATTAGCAAAGATGCTTAAAGCAGCTAATTTGGAAGATAATAAATAAAGTATAGGGAGAGAAATCCCACAGTACTAAGATACTCATAACATGTCAGACGACAAGAAACCGTCGTTGGATGATTTTACGGATAACACCGAAGAATTGCCATCAGTCGATGAATTTATATCAGAAGAAGTTGTAGAAGAATTACCTTCTGTTGAACAATACATCGTAGATGTTGATAAGGAAGTAGAATATGAAAAGCAGGATTTACCTTCAATAAATGAAGAAGTAGTTGATGAGTCTTTACCTTCAGTAGAAAGTTATATAGAGAAAGAAGAAGAGGAAATAGAAGAGGAAGTACAAACTTTAGAAGATGCTAATGGAGAAACTTTTGCAGAAGTAAAAGATATAGTTCCACCTTGGCCAGAATTATTACGTCTAGTTGATGAAGTAAGAGAGAGTATTCCTGATATTCCAGAAATAAAATATTATGATGATGATCTTGAAAAGATATCACAAACTATTGAAGAGTTGCGCTCTGAAATACCAGTAGTTCCTGAAGTAAAATATTATGATGAAGAAGTAAATAGTCTAGACAATAAATTTTCAGATTTAAAAGAATTCGTATCTAGTATTCCAAATTATGATGTAGATGATAAATTAAATCATATTCAAGATAAATTTAACGAAGACATTCAAAAATTATCTGAGGATATTGAAGTAAAGGATTTTGAATCTAGAGTTGATGTTGATGCACTTAAAACAAGTTTAAAAGAAACTACTGAAAATATATATGAAGAACTAAAGAAATCTTCTGATAAAATAAATGAACATAAACTTCATTTAAAAGATGATGATAGAAAATTAAAAAAACAAATATTAGGTCAATTTAATCTTCTAAAGGAAAATATTAGCAAAAAAGTTGAAGAATTTAATAATAAAAATATTGAATCTCAAAATGTTATTACTGGTTCTCTTAAAGAATATTTTGATGAACTGCAAGATAAAATTAACAATCTTCCAGAAATAAAATATTATGATAAAGAGATTGATCAATTTCAAATTGATATTAAGGAATTACGTGAAATAGTAGATCAATTAAAAGAAACTCAAAAACAAGATCTACAAGAGAATCTTTTAACTGAACCACCTGATACTGATAATGAAGATCCTTTAACTCCACTGGATCAAAAATATGTAACCTTTGAAAAACTACAAGAGCATTATAGAGTATTTGTTAATAGGGTTCAGCAACAATTATCATCATTTAGTGGTGGAGGAGAAACTAAACTTCAATACCTTGATGATATTGTTGGTATTGCAACTAATATTAGTGCTTATGATGGTAAGTTTCTTAAGATAGATGTATCTCAATCAGCAGGTAAAAATTTCATATTTGAAGAAGTAGATATTCCTCAAGTTGGTGCTGCTGGAACATGGGAAGTTGGGTCTGTTGGAATTCATACTTTAAAAAAGGTAGGTATTGGAACTACAGCAAGATCTAATTATCAATTATATGTTAAGGGTGATGTATATGCTACAGGTAATATATCTGCAGCAGGAACTATAACATATGAGGATGTAACTAATGTTGATTCTATTGGTATTATTACTGGTAGGAAAGATCTACAGATTAATAGAAATGCCACCATATTAGGGGTCACTACAATAGGTAGTGCTAATGTAGGTTCTAGTGGAACCACTCTTTTAGTTAAAGGTAATACACGTATTACTGGTATCCTTACTGTAGGTGAGTCTTCAATTACCATTGATGGTGACAATGAGACAGTTAGTGTTGGTATAGTTACCATTACAAATGCCACAGTTAATATTGGTGACAATGTTACTATTAATTCTTCAGCAACTGGTATTAACTCTGCACCTAATGTTTTCTATGTTGCTAAAGATGGTGATGATTCTAATAATGGAACTTCAATAGATAATGCCAAATTAACAATTGCTGGTGCTGTAGGTATTGCTACATCAGGATCAACAGTTAAAGTTCTTTCTGGGACATATGTTGAATCTAATCCTATACAAGTTCCTGCTAATGTTTCTATAGTTGGTGATGATCAAAGATCTGTAAATGTTATAGGTAGCACAGCAGAGAAAGATATTTTCTCAGTTAGAAAAGGCGTCAAGTTAGCAAATATGACTTTCCAAAATCATATTGCTCCTGCTGCTGCAGTAGGATTCCCTACCACAGAAATTGCTGAAAATATAGGTGGTGGAAAATGGAAAGGTCCATATGTGCAAAACTGCACTAGTGATACCACCTCAGGGGTTGGAATTAGAATTGATGGTAGTCAAGCAAGATTACTTAAGTCAATGAATGTTGATGCATTCACTCAATATAATCAAGGTGGTATTGGAGTTGCTGTTACTAATGGTGGATTTGCTCAATTAGTTTCATTATTCACAATATGTTGTGATGAAGCTGTAACTTGTGATAAGGGTGGACAAGCTGATATTGCCAATAGTAATTGTAGTTTTGGTACTTATGGATTAGTATCAAGAGGTGTAGGTTCACTTCAATTTACTGGTTTAGTTACTTCTACTGCTGCTGTTTCTCAAGATGAAGTAGTTCTTAATATAAACACTCCTACTCGTACTATTAGTGGAGTTGCTTATACTAATACTACTGGACAAGCTACTGTTACTACCACTGCTGCTCATGGATTTGAAGTAGGAATGGGAGTTACATTAGCAGGAATAGGATTTACTTGTGAGTATGGTAGTAAAATATACCCTCACAAAAAACCATTTGTTTTTGAGGTGGATGCAGTTCCAACAACAACAACTTTCCAAGTTAATTTAGGAATATCTACTCTATCTCATACTTATGTTGGTTCTGGATCATCTGCAGGAACAGCAGCTATTGATATTGATAGACCTTATGATGGACAACAATGTTACTTTAATACTTTATTTGAAACAATAAACACAATAACAGTTGGTTCTGGTGGAACTGGATATACTTCTACTCCTAGTGTTACTATAGATGCTCCCTCTGGTCCTAATGGAGAAACTGCTACTGCTTTTGCAACCTTAGATGGAGAATCAGTTTCCTCTATTACTATTATAAATGCTGGTAGTCAATATACAGAAACTCCAGATATAACAATTGGAGCACCTAATGTTGGAGTTAATACTGCAACTGCAACTGCTAGTATGTCTCCCATTTATTATGCAATAAATAGCTCAACACCAGTAGTATCTGGAGTTACAACAGTAACGCTTGGTACTAATTTGCTTAATGCTGTTGGTGTTGGTTCAACTGCATATTTTTACCAACAAAGTAAAATTATTGCAAGTTCTCATACATTTGAGTATGTTGGATCTGGAAATACCATTACCCTTGCTACACCAAAACGTGGTGGGGTAACAATTCAAGCAAATGAAGTTGTTACTTCTGATGGTGGAAAAGTGATTTATACTAGTACTGACCAGGCTGGTAATTTTAGAATTGGTGATGATTTACAAATCAATCAAGAAACTGGTACAATTAGTGGAAGAGCTTTTAGTAGAAGCTTATTTACAGAAATGACTCCCTTTATCTTAGCACTCAGTTAATATGGCCCAGTTAGCTCTCAATAAATTTCAAACTGAGACACTTGAAGTAACAACAAGTGAACAGACACTTTATACTGCTCCAACAGGATATACTGCTATTGTTCTATATGCTCATGTAACAAATGTAGGAACTGCAACCGCTACTGTTACTTTAAAACATATAAGATCTAGTACTGAAACAGAAATTATAAAGAATGGAGTTGTTCCAGTTTCAGATGCTTTAGTTCCTATGAGTGGTAAATTAGTATTAGAAACTAGTGATTCTTTAAAGGTCACAGGGAGTGACGATAGCACTCTTAAAATTATTATCAGTATTTTAGAAACTGCCAACTAATAACCATGCCATACATCACAGGAACAGATATTAATGATCTTTCAGTAGCATCAATAGCCACCACTAGTGTGGATATTAATGATGTAGGA